CACATACAGGTCAGGCTGTCCCCCGTCCAGGTGCACGCTCACGCCCGTCTGCCCTTCCGTCCACCCCTCCCCATAGCGATGCTTCGCCGCCACCCGTCCCGACACCCCAGACAGGTTCGCCTCCAGCCACGTAATAATTGCTTCCAACGGATCAATGACCATTCACCATTCTCCACGTGCCGCCTGCCACCCGACACCCGACACCCGACACCTGACACTTGAAACCTGACACCTGAAACTCATATCTTCCACTTCCTCAACACCTCGCCCAGCTCTGGCTTCGCCTTATCGATGCCATTCCGAATGAAGTGATAACCTTCAAAACTATGATGCCCCTGATGCACCGCCAGCGCATAATTCAGCCCGCTTCCCAACTGCACCGTAATCCTGCCGTTCTGCCTTCGGCCTGTTGCCGCCTTCCCTCCGCGTTCAGGGCTTCCAGCCGCAGGCTCCACATGGTCCGCGCTCCAGGTGTACCCAGGCTCCGCCACATGGATCGACCTCCTCAGCGTGCCCGTGATCACACCATGCCCCTTCCGTAGTTCCTTCTTCGCATGCCCCTCCGCCCGCAGCGCGAACTCACCCAAAGCGCCAGCTACAGCCGCCGCCGCCTCCGCACTCACTTCCTTTCCGCGCCACTTCTTAAATCTGGCTGCCATAAATAAAAATTCTCCGTGTCTGTGTGTCTCCGTGGTTAGGAGATCCTCTCCAACATCGCCGTCTGATGGTGACTATTCCTGCCTCGCCTGTGCAGCACCTCCACCACCACGAACGTATCGTTCACCGTCGTCTCATTTTCCAGCGTGATCAAACTCACCTTCGCCCGTTCACTGATCGTCACATCCCCCTTCACCATCAGCTTATACACACTCTGGATCGTGCTCTCCTGTCGTTCATCGCTCCACACGCGCTCCCGATCCTCGATCAACCTGCACCGCACACCCGTCAGGGGCGTTCCATATGCAGGCACCTTATTGTTATAAACATTCGTAGACCCTGCCCCAGGGTTCTCGATCGTGCAAGTGTGTATCAACAAACCATCCAGACTCATACCTTTACACCTCTGGCTCCTCTGTACCTCTGGAACCTCTGCTTATCACACCGCTCTAAACGTCAACCGCCTCATCGCCTTATTGAACGCGCGGTCCCAATTCGGCGGAGCCGTGAACGAATACTCCCCGCCCACGCTCTCGCTCTCCATCGCCGTCCGTTCCAGCACCAGCCGCACCAGGTCGATCACCACCTGCCTCCGCACACTGCGGTCATCCACAGGCCGATACGTCACCACCATGCGGTCCCCCCAATTGGAACCCAGCGGCAAACGCTGCAACACGCCGCCTGCCCACGTCTGATAATCGCTCGCATCCAGTGTCACGTCATCCTCAACGATGCTCACCACATCGTAGATCTCCGTGGGCATGAACAGGTTCTCACCCTCCCCGCGCATCGTCTTCACGATCGTCGTTGCATACCCGTCCGTCTGCGGACTCCCCGCCCGCGCCGTCACCTGCGTCTCCACGCGGTCGATCACAACCTGCAACTCATCGTCCGTCAGGCTCGTATTGATCAGATCTCTCGCCAGCTCCACCGTCACCAAACTCATCGCCTACCGCCTTCTGCCTTCTGCCTTCTGCCTACGCCCCCAACGGCAGCCACACAGGCGCAGTTGTCGTACCCTTATTGATATACAGGTTCCCGCTCGAATCCTGCAAAGTTGCCTCAGCCGCCGCACCGCGCGCCGTAGCCGTCACCCCTGGCGTGGTCGTAGCCACAGCCAGCGTCGGAAGTGTGCCTGTCAGGCTCGATGCCGCCGTCATCAACGGCAGGTTCAACTTCCCGAGCGCAGCCGCAAAAGTGACAGTGATCGTCCCGATCCCGCCCGTCATCGTACCCACTGCGGTCGTCACCTCGCTCGCACCGATGTTCGCCAAAGCCTCCAGCGCCGTATCGATGTTATCGCGCAGGGTATTGTTCGTCGCGCTCCACGAGATCGCCCCTGTCGTCAAACCGCCGAACGTCAGCGTGAACGTCCCGCCAGTCGGTGTTCCCCCGAATGTGATCGTCTGCACTTCATCCGTCCCATTCACGGGCGTCCCCTCACAAAAATAATCAGCTGCCTTTGGTGCTACTGGCATAATTGTCTCCTTTCACCACTTCTTCCAATCATCATGCGGGATTGCCTCAGCCAGGCTGTCTGGCGTCAGGTTCAACATCCGCACACCCGCCGCGCGGAACGTCTCAAAGATCATCTTATGGCCCTTCTCCCACACGCGGAACCGCACATCATCGGATCGCCCGTTCAGGATCGGCTCATCCACACCCCAAAAATAACCTTCCCCATAAGACCTATGGTCCATCCCCACGATCAGCATCGTCGTAAAACCCATGAAGAACGCCAGTTGCATCAGGATGTGCGGCGTGCAACTGTAATGGATGCCTCTCGTCTCCAGCAGGTCCGCGGTCCACGCCTCGGGCAGGCCGCTTGAAAAGAACGCGCCCTCCGTATGCTTGAACCGATGGAACTCAGGCCCCTGCCACGCATCCAGGTTCGGTGTTGGCACGAACTTCGGAATGCTCCCGAACCGCGCCACGATCTCCTCCCCGAACATCTCCCTGTTGCGGTCGTCCGATGCCGCGTAATACCACGGCTCGAAGCCCTCCAGCTTGAAGATCGTATTACACCCAAAACTCGGATACCTCCGCAGGAACTCCAGCGGCATCGAACGGATGCTGATCCCATTGCACACGATCAAACACGTCGAGCCAGCATGCCTGCGGAAAAACTTCTCACAACTCATCACATCACATTCCTTCTCCCCCCCATTTACTCCCGCAGGGATAAATGGGGGGGATGTCTTTGTACTCAAAGACAGGGGGGGTCTAAGTCTGCGTCCCCACCTTCGTCCAGGTCGGGTCCAGCGCCGTGTTCGTATTGATATACAGGATCCCATTCGTGGTATCCGACAACAACGCGCCCTTCTTCGCCCCGCGTGCCGTTGCCGTCACGCCTGGCGTGGTTTCAGCCACTGCAACTGTCGGAGCGGATCCTGTCAGGCTGTTGTCCGCCACGGTGATCGTGGGCACAGCCAGGTTGATCAGGTTCCCGCCGAAAGTGATCGTCACGGTTCCGATGCCGCTCGAAAGCGTACCAGCCGCACACGCCACGCCGCCCGTCCCGATGTTCGGCAAAGCCTCCAAAGCTGCATCGATCCTCGCGATCAGGGTCGAATCCGTCGCGGTCCACGTGATTGCCGCCGTGGTATGCCCGTCGAACGCCAGCTTGAACGTCCCGCCAGTCGGGGTCCCGCCCAGCGTCAGCGTCTGTATTTCGTTCGTTCCATTATTCGGGGCTCCTGCATTCTCGAAGATCCCGATTCCACCATCAATAATTGGCATGGTATTTCTCCTCGCTGAGCGGAGCGGAGCGCAGTCGAAGCGCCTCACTCCACTCAGCACTATTTACTATCCACTACCCACTAAATTCCCGTCACCTTGCAGAACGCAGCCGCGCGATAGATCACCAGCACCAGGCGCTTGTCAGCGCGGATCGCCAGCTTGCCCTTGATAAAGTAATCGCTGTGCGAATCGCTCACCTTGATGTTCGCGCCGCGGCGGCGGAAGATCTCGCTATAGAGCTGGAAGTCGCCCAACAGTGCGGTATTCTCGGTTGCCGCGGTTGTGATCACAGCGGGCAAACCCCAGATGCGCTCGGGGCCAGCTTCAGCGGGTGAACCCCAGATATAAATGCCGTCTGTGGTCCGCAGCAAACGGATGTCCTGCCAGTCGTTCGGGTGGAACACCACAGCCGAAGGCTCCGCGAACCCAGTGTGACGCACAAGGGTCATGCCCTTGTAGATCGCATCGGGTGTCGGGTCGCTTCCCTTGGCTTGGCTCTGCACGCCGCTCTTCACCAAAAAGCCAGTCATATCGGGAGCACTGCCATCGCCGCTCATTAACTGCACTTCCTCGGTCAGGTCCAGCATGGTCAACAAACGGTTGTTGATCACGCTCTCGACCATCGGCGCGTCTTCCAGTTGGATCTCGGTCACAGGCAGGAAGTGCGCGATCTCGCGCACGGTCTCGCTCTGCTCGGTAAAAGCCAGCGCGCTCTCACCCGCCTGCCCGCCTTCCAAACGGACTGCGGAACTGTTCGTGAATGTGGTTTCTTCCATGTACACCACAGCCGCCTGCGTGGTCGGGGTCTGCGGGATCAGGTCTGCCACCACAGGGCGTCGATGGGCATACTCCACCAACCGCCCAGTCCGCACCGATTCAGGAGCCCAGCCCGCGCCCGTTTCCATCAGGGTCTTTGACTCCAGATAATCGAAGTCGTCCAGGCGCACGATGATGTCGCGCTTCTCCTGGCGGTTCCGATACGCATCGCTCTCCACGAACCTGCGCCCCAAACTCTTCACCTCGCGTTGTCCGCGCTGAGCGGAGGCGGTAGCCGAAGTCGAAGCGCCAAGCGGCAATTGGCTCGCAGGCCTCTGCCCGTCCTTGATGTGCTGCACGTTCTTCTGATAGATCGCGTCGATCTCCTTCGCCGCTTCCCACTTCTCAGACAGCGCATCGATCTCCGCATTGCGCGCACG